AGCAGAACAAATTCACAACAATTGGATCGCATTTCGCGACAAAATCAATCTGTTTCCAGGACGCGAAGCAGAACTAAATCAACTGTATGATACGTTAGAAGAACGTATAATGATGATGCCAGCATCTGGTACAGAGTATTATCACAATGCTTTTGCGGGTGGTTATGTAGATCACGTGTTACGAGTAATGGATTGTGCAGAAACACTATATGAAGTATGGAAAGCAAAAGGCGCGGATGTATCCGGATTTACTCTAGAAGAACTACTATTTGCAGCAATGCATCATGATTTAGGTAAAGCAGGTTTTCCTGGCCCAGGTCAAGAAGTATATCTTCCGAATGATTCTGAATGGCATCGTAAGAATCAAGGAAAGATTTATAAACATAATCCGAACATACCATTTACCTTAGTTCCGGACTTAAGTATTTGGACATTGCAACACTTTGGAGTAACAATGTCATGGAATGAGTTTCAAGGAATACGTATACATGACGGTATGTATGATGATGCTAATAAATCGTACTTCATATCACGTAGTGCCGATGCTAAACTAAAAACAAATCTACCAATCATACTACATCATGCTGACCATATGGCATCGATTATTGAATATGATGCATGGAGAAATAACAAACCGATATCATCAGCAGCTACTGAATCTAAGAAAGGTGGTCGTATAACAAATAGCGATACTGCTTTTGATTTGTCAAAATTATTTGGATAATTGTATGGAATTACTTATATTTGGAACATTAATTGTTGCATTACTAGTGTGTGGTTATATTATACGTAACCTCATGAGGAAAGTAGAAGTGTTAGAAGATAATGTTGATGAACTATCAAAAGAAGTTCAGAACTATGATGCGTTTTTTGATGATGTTAAACAGCATGCTGATGCTTCTATTGCTAGAATGAAACAGATAGACCGTTTAGGTTCTTTTGAAGCGGATGACGAAACAGGTCATGTGTTTAAAGAACTTTACGAAATCGTTGAATTGTTGAGCAAGAGGTTTAATTAATGGTATCTCCAGTAGATCAATTTTATGCAGATTTAGCAGTAGAAGAAGCACAAAAAGCATTAGAAACAAAAGGTAAGCGCGGACGTAAAGCTACTAACATGTACTTTACATCTACTACCGAAAAGGCAATTATCGCCTATAATTTAGAAACTGATTATTATAAGCGTAATCGAGTGTATAGAGAACATATCGATTACGCTTTTAATAAGCTAGTCGAAAATATCTATCATACATTTAAGTTTCCGTACATTGACGTACCATATGAAGACATTAAATGTGAAGTGGTAGCTTTTCTCAATGAAAAAATACATAAGTATACACAAGGCAAAGGTAAAGCCTATAGTTACTTTAGTCGCGTAGTAAAAAACTATTTGATCATACTTAACAACTCTAATTATGCTAAGTTAAAGCGTCGCGTCGAAACAACGGTTATCGACGACGATCGTGACTTAACATTAGAAATGTCTATTTCATCTTATCAAGAGTCTCTTAAAGATTTCGTTAATCAATGGGTTGATTGGTATGAAACAAATATGGAAAGTATATTCACAAACAAACGTGATATATTGATAGCCGATACTATTCTAGAAATATTTCGTATACGTGAAAATATTGAAAACTTTAACAAGAAGTCGATCTATATCTTGATACGCGAACGTACCGGATTAAAGACACAAAATATAACACGTGTACTAAATATTATGCGTAAAGACTTTGATAAGATGTATTCTTCATATCAAAAGTCCGGCCATTTATTGCAATAACACATAGCCCTTATATTTATTTTAAAGGGCTATTTATGTCTACGGAATTCGAATTATTTAAAGGTACTACCTTCTCAGATCTGATGAAGGATATTTACCACAATTCAAAAATGAAGTCGCGTCAAATAGATGGGCTAATAAAAGAGTTACAACCGTTAGTTAAGAATGTAGGCGACGCGGCAGTTATTGTACCTATGATTAAAGACTATCTAGAAGTATCTGTAAAGAACGATGATGCTCTAGTTAAACTAGCAGCAGTTGTACAACGTTTGTTATCTGCATCTGCTAAAGAATCAGAAGGTGGCGGAGAATTCATATTGTCTGATGAAGAACGTTCTCGCTTGTTACAAGAAGCTGAAGACGAAATCAAAGCTATTCAGAAAAGTCAAGGTAATGTGTAATGAATAATACGTTCTCTGCAGAGGTAATCGATACTAATATTAGTTATAAAAGTTCGACGGATGAGAACAATGTTACGTATCCACACGGTGCTATAAAGTTTAGATCTAGGCCTGGCGGTACTAGTGCTATACCTTATGAAGGAGTAGCTGTACCTCTATCTACTAATGATTTTGAAATGCCATTAGTAGGCGAACATGTTATGATTACAACAGCTACATCAAATGATTCTAGCGTATTTAAAAAACGCAGTACGTTTTACTATACCAACGTTGTAAATATTCAAGATAGTGTAAATAGTAATATACTACCTTCAGTTAACGCGTTTAGGGCCAATGGCAATCTTTCTAGTAACTATAGATCTAAGTCTATGAGTAATGCTAGTAATGGTATTACCGAACAAACTGTAAAGACGTTATTAAAAACTCATACTATTGATAATAATATTACATTCTTACAACCGTATGAAGGCGATCGTATTTTACAATCACGTTACGGCGCTGGTATACGTTTTTCATCAACTATTTTAGGTAATACTAGTATTTATGAAAATGTTCCGTCGTGGCAAGGTACGAAAGCTAATGATCCGGTATTAATTCTGTCTGCAGGTATTACAAATAACAATCGTTATTATACAATAGAGAACATCGACACGGATAAAAGTTCGATATACTTATTATCAAATCAAAAACTATCATTAGCTAGTAAATCCGTATACAATACTATTACGCCGGTATCTGTATATACAGGTGCACAAGTTATAATAGCATCTGATCGTTTGGTATTTGCTAGTAAAAGAGATTCTATCATTTTAAGTTCTGAACGTACGGTCGGTATTAGTACAGCTAACTGGAAAGCCGATATGGATAAACTCTTTACGTTATTAGAACGTACTTTACAAGCGTTAGCAGATTTAACTTCAGGAAAAGCTCAGTTTCAAACACCGATGGGCGGGCCGACACTAACAGCTACGAATGTTACCGAAGTTCAAAAACTATTGACAGAACTTAAAACAATGAAACAATAAGGAAATATATGCCACTAAGTACAGCACAAGTTGCATTAGAAGCACAATTATTAGCTGCGTTTAAAAAAGCACAGTTAGCAAAAAATCCACAATCGGCTACGGCACAATTGGCTAGTGATTTAGCACAGGCCATATATGTATTTACAGTACAAACTACCGTTAATCCAGGTCAAGCTGTTATTGTCGGAACACCTAGTGGTCCAGGAGCTGGTAGTACAACAAGCCCAGGAACCGTATCGTAAACATATTTATTTAAAAGGAATTCAATGGATTCTAAGGAATTTATAAAGGCATTACGTACTCTAATTAGAGAAGAAGTACGTGCTGCTGTACGCGATGAAATTAAAGCGTTGAACGAAACAAAAACTGTATCTAAGTCTAAGTTAACAGCTGAAGCTATTTGGGAAAGTATGGGTAGTACCGCTGGTAAGAGATCTACAGGTGCACATACTACTACTACACCTAAACCAAAAAAGTTTGTTAAAGATCCGTTATTAAATGACTTACTTAACGATACTGCTTCAAACCCAATACAGTTAACTGAAGATTATGATACTATTGGTACATTTTCAGCTGAGATGGCACAAGGATTTGGTATGATGCGTGCTAATGGCGTTGCTACTAACAATTCGCCAATCGTTGCTCCGATGAATGATTTAGACGGACGTCCTGTTAATATGGGTAATGAACAAGTAGCAACTGTTGTTAATGCAATGACAAAAGACTACTCAGCATTGATGAAAGCTATTGATGCAAAAAAAGGTAAAGTGTAACATATGGCTAGAACCATATATCAATATAAACCATATAACGATCGACCTGATAAAGCTATCGGTATATTGTTGCCGTTTAATAAATCAGCTAGCAGTCGTACTGATGTGCAGAATTATGCTTCTGGTTCGTCAAATGGTGGCAGTGTGTTTGCTCAGTCATATTCAACAGAACAACAGGCTGTTAGTAATTTGAAAAATCTTTTACTTACAAAAAAAGGCGAGCGTATTTTGCAACCGACGTTTGGAACTGATATACAAAACGTTTTGTTTGAACAAAATACAGAAGATACGGCTACGATATTACGAAATAGTTTAGAAACTGATATTGAATTTTGGTTACCTTATATAACAATTAAAGATATCACAATTTTACGTGATCCGGACCGTTATGCATTTTTGATACGAATAACGTTTTCAGTTACGAATGTAGGAGCTAACTTAGTAATTAATGTATTAGCTAATGAAAATGCATTGGTTATAACAGAACAGGATAATACTATGAGATTGACTCCAGTAGGATTTTTACCGTTAGGAGGAATTTAATGGAACTAGTTAAAAAGGATGTAAAATATCTTAACAAGGATTTTGCTCAGTTTAGACAAAACTTAATTACATTTGCTAAACAGTATTTTCCAAACACATACAACGACTTTAATGAATCGTCGCCAGGCATGATGTTCATTGAAATGGCTTCATATGTAGGTGATGTATTATCTTACTATGCTGATCAACAGTTTCGTGAATCTGTTTTATCTACAGCGCAAGAAGATGCTAACGTTTTAATGTTATCGCAATTGTACGGATATAAGCCAAAACTTAATGCTCCGGCAATTGTTAAACTAGATGTTTATCAATTAGTGCCGGCTATAGATACTGGTACAAATGCTAGACCAGATTATCGTTATGCATTATCATTGCAAGGCAATATGCAAGTACAGTCTGATAACGGCACTAAATTTAGAACACTGCAGCCTGTAGATTTTTCTTTTAGTAGTTCATTCGATCCTACTGATATAAGTGTGTATGAAATTGATAATACAGGAAATGTTCAATACTACTTGTTTAAGAAACAAGTACAAGCTATATCCGGAGAAATTAAAACTAGTACTTTTACATTTGGTGATCCAAAGCCATATGATAAAATAACACTACCAGAAACAAACGTTTTAGATGTTGTTTCAGTAACTGATGACGAAGGCAATACGTGGTACGAAACAGATTATTTAGCACAAGATACTATATTCGAAGATATTGCTAATATTCCTTTCAATGATCCGACATTGTCACAATATCGTAGTACAGTACCGTATATTTTAAAGTTACGTCGTACATCTAGACGTTTTGTAACACGTATAAGAGCTGATTATCGTACAGAACTACAATTTGGATCTGGTATTAGTTCAGATGCAGATGAAGAAATTATTCCAAATCCTAAAAACGTTGGTATGGGTCTAGATTATTTATCTAGAACAACAACTTCAAATATCGATCCTAGCAATTTCTTATACACCAGTACTTATGGGTTGGCTCCAAATAACGTTACGTTAACTGTTCAATACACGATAGGCGGTAGTGTTACTGATAACGTTTCTGTAAATACAATTACAACGATCAATACAGTGACATATAATTCCGATACTGAAGTATATGGATTAGATCTATCATTTGTTAAGTCATCTGTTGCCGTAAATAATCCAGAACCAGCAACAGGCGGAAAGACACGTGACAGTATCGATAGTATACGACAAAATGCTTTAGCTAATTTCGCAGCTCAAAACAGAGCTATTACAAGAGAAGACTATATAGCTAGAACATATTCAATGCCTGCTAAGTACGGATCTGTAGCTAAGGCTTATATAATTGGCGATACACAACAAGATACTAATGACCGTGATTATCCACGCGAAACTATATCAAATCCATTAGCATTAAATCTTTATGTATTATCATATGATAGTAATAAAAATCTAATTGCTCTTAATGAAGCTATACGAGAAAACTTAAGAACATATTTATCAAACTACCGTATGTTAACAGATGCGATAAACATTAAAACTGCATATATTGTTAATATTGGTATTGAGTTCGAAGTAATACCAACACCTAATGCAAATAGTAATGAGGTGTTACTACGTTGTGTGAATCGTTTAAAACAAATGTTTGACAACGACCGCATGCAAATCAACGGCCCGATTAACATTTCAAATATTATCAGCGAAATTGATAGATTAGAAGGCGTTCAATCGGTACCTAGATTAGAAATTGTTAATTTATTTGATATGAACAAAGGATACTCTGGTAACGTTTACGATATACCAGCTGCTACAAAAAACGGTATTGTTTATCCTAGTTTAGATCCATGTATATTCGAAGTTAAATATCCTAACTCTGATATTAAAGGAAGAGTAGTAAAACCATAAAGTAGTGAATCATGATTCAATTATATTACCCAGAGAGAGATACTACATTATACGAACGTTATCCGGACAAAAACACGGGTATAGATCAGATGCTTGAACTAACTAAAATTACTTCAGGCTCGTTGCTAGATGGCGAATTGCAAGGCAACACATATAATAGTAGAATACTTATTGATTTTGGCAATCAGATAACAGCTATTAGTGACGCTATTGCTAGTGGTGATATTCCTCCAATTGGAGCTGTTAATGCCGGATCTGCATCTGTTTATTTAAACATGCGTGTAGCATATGCTAGTGATTTGCCATATAGTTATACATTAAAAGCTTTTCCGTTATTCGAGAATTGGACCAACGGTACCGGTAACTATAATGATATACCAGAAACAACAAACGGCGTTTCTTGGTATAATATCGATAATAAGACACAAGCAACACGTTGGTCTACTGGTTCAGCACCGAGTTATAATGATTATAGCGTAACAAATATACAAGGCGGCGGTTCTTGGTATACTGGCTCTGGATACGAAGCGTCTCAGGCATTTCAAGCTGGTATAAATGCTTCGCCTGATATGCGTATGGATGTTACGGACATTGTTAAAAGATGGGTAAACGATACAATTGAAAACTATGGATTCATAATCAAACGTACTACACCAGATGAACGTTCGTCTAATATAATGGGCACGTTAAAGTTTTTTGGTTTAGATACACATACAATTTATGTGCCAAGATTAGAAG